GGAAGAGAACAAAGTTGCTATCGAAACAGGTCTTCGTGCCGAACTCGTAGGCGACTTCATCAGCGGTCTCAAGAATCTATTCGCAGAACACTACATTGAAATCCCAGAAGAGAAAGTTGACGTTGCAGAAGAACTTGCACTTGAAGTTGCTTCAATGCAAGAAGCTGCAGCAGAAAAAGATGCAGAAATTGCAGCTCTTACTGAAGAAGTCAATGCAGTCAAGAAAGAAAAACTAGTTCGCCTAGCATGTGAAGGTCTAACCGAAGTACAGGCTGGCAAAATGAAATCGCTCGCAGAGAGCGTGGAGTTCACCTCAGAGGGTGAGTTTAATAATAAGCTCGCAATTATCCGCGAGAACTACTTCCCAACAAAAACTAACGTGACAAGTGAGGTAAAGGCTCTTCAAGAAACAGCTGTTGAAGAACCAGAAGTAGCAGAAGTTCCTTCATATATGAAACATTATGTACAAGCAATCTCCAAAACGGCTCCAAAAGCCTAATTTAATTTAACTGAGGTAACACTTATGTCGTATATTAACGAAACATATGTAAAAAAGTGGGCACCAGTTCTTGATCACCCAGAACTCCCAGCTATCAGCGACCAATACAAGCGCGCAGTAACTGCTCTAGTTCTAGAAAACCAAGAGCGTGCTCTAGTAGAAGAAAACCGTTCAATGCAAAACCTATGGGAAGCATCACCAGCTAACTCAATGGGTTCAGGCATCCAAGGTCTTTCAACAGCAACAGGCGCAGCAGTAGCAGGTTTCGACCCAATCCTAATCGGTTTGGTTCGTCGTGCTCTTCCAAACCTAATGGCTTATGATGTTTGCGGCGTTCAGCCAATGACAGGACCAACAGGATTGATCTTCGCAATGCGTGCACAATATGCAAGCAATACAGCCTTCACAGGCGAAGCACTATACAACGAAGCAAACACTGCTTTCGGTGGTGCTGGCGATCATACTGTTCCAACAGTTGCTGATGCAAACACCAACTTTGGTCTTGCAGAATTCGGTGTTGCAAACACTGGTTACGGAATGACAACTGCCGTTGCAGAAGACAAGACACTAGCTTACATGGGCTTCCAAATCGATCGCGTTGCTGTTACAGCAAATACACGCGGTTTGCAAGCAGCCTACACGCTAGAACTTGCACAAGATCTCAAGGCAATCCATGGTCTAGACGCAGAAACAGAATTGACAAACATTTTGTCAACAGAAATTCTTGCTGAAATCAACCGTGAAGTTGTCCGCACGATCTATGCAACAGCTAACGTTGGCGTTGTCGGTATTTCTTCAAATACTTTCAACCTATCAAGCAATGCAGACACAAGCGGTCGTTGGCAAGTTGAGAAGTACAAGAGCTTGTTGTTCGCTGTTGAAAGAGCAGCTAACAAAATTGCTAAAGATACCCGTCGTGGCAAGGGCAACATGCTCATCGTTTCAACCGATGTTGCATCAGCTCTAGCAATGACAGGTCTTCTAGACTACAACTCAGCATTGTCAAACAACACCAACCTAGCAGTTGACGATACAGGCAACACATTCGCTGGTACACTCTTCGGACGTATCAAAGTTTATGTTGACCCATATTCAGTCGCTGGACTAGACTACGTTGTTGTTGGCTATAAGGGTACAACTCCTTATGACGCTGGCTTGTTCTACTGCCCATACGTTCCACTACAAATGGTACGCGCAATCGACCCAACGACCTACCAACCAAAAGTTGGCTTCAAGACTCGTTACGGTCTCGTTGCAAATCCATTCTCACGTGGTCCAGGTGCATCAACTGGCGCAATCGCCGATGGCGTCAATGTTTACTATCGCAAATTCCGCGTACTAAACATTAACCAATAATTGCTAATTGTAAAATAACAATAAAGCAATATGAACTGGGGGAGTCGAAAGACTCCCCCTTTTTTATGCCTAAATATAATCTATGGCGAAGATTATACTTCTCAAAGATCTGAAAGATATTCGCGCAGAAAAAGAGCGCGAGCTCGCATATTACTCTGAGCGTCTTGAGAATTTAAATCGAAAAATGTTTTTTATTCGTAAAGAAATTGAATTGACAAACTTCATAATTGATTTAATAGAAAAAGAAAAGATCATCGATCTACGGAAAATTCTAGATGACAGCACTAACACGTAATCCGCAAAATATAGATTTATTGCAAAGTACCAAATTTCGCATCACCTTTGATCGACTTCCAGGTGTTACTTACTTTTGTCAAACTGCAAATCTTCCAGGAATCTCATTGACTGAAATTCCAATGTATACTCCATTTGTAGAGTTATATCTTCCTGGTGAAAAGGCAATCTATGATACGTTTAATATTACATTTCTTGTAGATGAAGATCTACAGGCATGGACTCAACTACATGATTGGATTCGTGGAATTACCTTTCCAACTTCTTTTGAAGAATATGTAAAATTAGCAAGAAGCTCGCCAAGAGCAAGCATTCGATCTAACTTTGGACAAAAACCAATTCCATACTCTGATGGTATAATGACAATTTATACAAACAAAAACAATCCAAATTTCAGAGTAAAATTGATCGATATGTTTCCTACAAATATTGGATCATTGTCATTTAATACAAGTGATAGCGCAGAAAACATCATCACTGCAGATGCAACTTTTAGATTCTCTTATTTTGAATATGAGAGAATCTAAGATATTCTATAGAGTTCTTAAAGAGTTCCGTTCATACCGAACATAGTGATTATACTGCATAATTATACAAAAGGAAAACTCTTGTCTGAGTTTACTTTTACCTTAAAAAGAAGTATAATGATACTCCATTTTCTTCTTTTGTATTTTTCGATTATGAAAATTGAAACTCCACCTTTAGAATCAATCATGGAACAGTGGGAAAGAGACTCCGATGTAGATGCAACGGAGCCTGGAAAAGAGATTCTTCGCATTCCATTGCTTCATAACAAGTATAACAAATATTTGTCTTTGCATAATCTATCTGCAAAAAGAGCAGGTCTTGAATTTGACAAGATCAAGAAACTCAAGTGGATGTATTACACAGGCAAGTTAGATCAAGATGAATTGGATAAACTTGGATGGGAGCCATTCCGTTTCACGCTCAAGTCTGACATCTCTGTTTATCTTGATGGTGATGATGATCTAAACAAACTCAAACGCAAGAAAGCCTATCACGAAGAAGCTGCCAAGTTTTGCGAATATATAATGAAAGAATTGCAAGCAAGAACATATCAACTTCGTGCATACATGGACTGGGAAAAATTTATTCAAGGGGCAAGATAAATGGAAGAAAACACTAAACCAAAAGAATGTGAAAAGGGCGGTGAATGTGAACCTGTTCGAAATGGACCGTATACATTTGCTCAAGATCCACAAAATCCAAAAATATCTAGAAAAACGCAAATGAAATGTGTTAAGTGTGAAAAGGAGTGGTTCGAATACTTTTAATTTATGTGTGATGTGAAGGTTCAACAAGTCAATAATATCTATGTTCAGATAGAAGCTGATGATGGCATCTTGCAGGAGATGTCAGATTTTTTTACATTCTCAACTCCTGGATACCAATTTTCACCAGCATTCAAGAATAAATACTGGGACGGCAAAATTCGGCTGTTGAATCTCCGCACCAAACAAATTTATGCAGGTCTCGAACGTTATATTCGAGAGTTCTGCAAACAGAGGAATTATTCATATGAATTCGAAGAAGACAAGGAAGTCTATCCGCTCGACACGAAAAATCTTGCGAATGCTCTTTCGCTCCCCATGGAGCCAAGAGATTATCAGTATCTTGCATCTAGCGTCGGACTTACGAAAAAGAGAACTGTACTCGTTTCACCAACAGCGTCGGGCAAATCACTCATCATCTATATAATGATCCGCCACCTGTTGAATACAGGTAAGAAGCGTGGATTGTTGATTGTTCCTACGATCAATCTTGTCACTCAAATGTATAGTGACTTTGCAAACTATTCATCTAACAATGGATGGGATGTAGAAAAACACTGTCAAAAAATTTACGGCGGTGAGAGTAAAATTCCAGATAGCGATTTAGTTATCTCTACATGGCAAAGCATCTATGAGATGCCGAAGAAATATTTCACTCAGTTTGATTTTATCATTGGTGACGAAGCACACACATTTAAAGCCAAATCGTTAACTGCGATTATGACCAAACTCATCAACTGTGATGTGCGCATTGGCACCACAGGAACATTGGATGATAGTAAGGTCAATAAATTAGTTCTTGAAGGATTGTTTGGTCCAGTTTTCAAGGTAATTTCTACAAAAGAACTTATTGAGCGTAAACAACTTGCTAATTTCAGTATCAAGTGCATCGTTCTTAAATACCCTGAGGCTGTTTGTAAGGCAGTCAAAGGTTTTACTTATCAGGATGAAATGGCATTTTTAGTTCAGCATGAAGGTAGAAATAACTTCATTCGCGAACTGGCTATCAATCTCAAAGGCAATACATTAGTCTTGTTCACTTATGTTGAAAAACACGGTCGCGTTTTACTTGACTTAATCAAAGAAAAAGTAGATAATAGTAATCGTAAGGTTTTCTTTGTTTATGGGGGTACAGAAGCAGAAGATCGCGAAGCCATTCGACATATTACTGAACAAGAAAATGATGCGATCATTGTAGCAAGTTTCGGAACGTTTTCAACTGGTGTGAACATCCGTAACCTACATAATATTATATTCTCCTCTCCAACAAAGAGCAAGATCCGAGCGTTACAATCCATTGGTCGTGTGTTGCGTTTGGGTGAGAATAAAGAAGAAGCTGTTCTTTATGATATTGCTGATGATCTCCGTTATGGTCCTTATACAAACTTTACATTGAAACATTATGAAGAAAGAGTAAAAATCTACAGCGAAGAAAAGTTTACATTTACTACAAACACCGTAAGGATTAACTAATGTCAGAACCAACAATAGAATATGGAAAAGAATACGACAATTTAAAATTTGTTCGACTTCGCGGTTCATGCCCAGATGATATCATTGGTTTTGTCACATACAAAGAAGAAT